TCCGAGGGTGAAATATTCAAGGAAATAACCTACGGCAAGATTCCCTCTTTGAAAAAGTTCAAGTTCCTGGTAGTCTATGGTGACCCCGCACCGGGTGAGAACAAGACCAAAAACAGTTCGACAAAAGGCTGCTGGCTATGCGGAAAACTGGACGGGAAGCTCTATGTAATCAAAGGATTCCTCGACCGGGGACTGAATGCGGAGTTCATCAACTGGTACATATCACTCAATGAATACGTAAACGGGCGAACCACTCTCTACAACTTTATGGAGAACAACAAACTTCAGGACCCTTTCTTCCAGCAGGTATTCAAACCACTTGTACGGAAAGCCAAAAAGGAAAAGCGTGTAGAATTGAACATCAATCCGGACACGGAAAAGAAAACGGATAAAGCCACCCGTATCGAAGCGAACCTGGAACCGTTGAACCGGGAAGGAAACCTCATCTTCAATGAGGACGAACAACAGAACCCGCACATGCAGCGTCTGACAGACCAGTTCAAACTTTTCACCCTGCGCTTGAGATTCCCTGCCGACGGTCCGGACTGCATCGAAGGGGCAAACAGGATCATAGACCGTAAAATACGTGTCTTGAGGCCCGGGCATTCCGCTTCGCGTTCAACCAGACAAAAAAACAATAAATACAGACTATGAGCAAATTTATAGAACTATCCGACTATGACGCCAGTATCCATCGTGACATACTGGACGCACTGACCCGCAACGATGACGCCATCGTTGAAATCTGCGAAGACCGTGCCATTTCCGAAATGCGCGGCTATCTCTCCGGACATTATGATTGTAACAAGCTGTTTGCCGCTACCGGGGACGAACGGAACCAACTGGTATTGATGATGGCACTGGATATCGCCATCTACCATATTTTCACCATCCATAATCCGCAGAAACTATCACAGATGCGGAAAGACCGGTATGACCGAGCGGTGGAATGGCTGATAGCCGTAAAAAAAGGCATGTCCGTTGACGGGGCACCGGAACTGGAAAAAGCGGAGCGCAAGTCAACCTATGAGTTACACAGTAACACCAAACGCATAAACCACTATTGACATGAAAGGAAATACCATAACCACCGGGGGAAACATTCCCCTGCCGGGACAACAGCGTCCCTCAACCATTATCTTGACACAAACAAGACGTTTCGGAATCGACATAGGCAGTTATATGAACGCTCTAAGAGCTGCCGAAAGCATCGACTTTCCCCAACGCGCCAAGTTGTATGACCTGTTTGAGGACATCCTGATGGACCCGCATCTTTCCAGTGTCATCAACAAGCGGAAAAGTGCCATACTCTGTTCTGTTATCGAGTACCGGCGGGGTGGAAAACCGGATGAGAAAATCAACGAGCAGTTGCGTTCTCCCTGGTTCCTGCGTTTCCTGGGTGACGCGTTCGACGCAATACCGCAAGGCAACACTCTTGTGCAGTTCTACCGCGACAAAAAGACCGGATGGCTGAATTACATCTTTATTCCGCGCAAGCATTACGACCCGGTACGTAAACTCATCCTCAAGCGGCAACATGACATAACCGGTATCCCTTGGGATGAATTTGATGACCTGCTGTTTATCGGTGAACCCCGTTCACTGGGTGAACTTGCAAAGGCTACACCGTGGGTTATATACAAGCGGAACAGCACTGCCGACTGGGCACAGTTTGCCGAAATATTCGGGATGCCGATGCGTAAATACACGTATGATCCCGATGACGAATCGGCTTTGGAGCAGTTGAAAGAGAACGATGCGAATCAGGGTTCCGCTTCGTCATGGTTCCTGCCTGACGGCTGCAACATGGACCTGGTGGAAAGTGGCAACAAGACAGGCAGTTCGGACCTGTACAAAAGTCTGGTAGACACTTGCAACAGTGAAATCAGCAAACTGTTCCTGGGAAACACACTGACCACCGAAGCCGGAACGAAAGGTTCCCAGGCACTCGGAACGGTGCATGGCAAAGTAGAGGAACGTATCGCGCAAAGTGATCGGAAGTTTATCCTGAACCTGCTCAACTACGAGATGACGGATATATTCCTGCACCTTGGAATCAATACATCCGGTGGCGAATTCTGTTTCGCGGAGCCCAAAATGATTGACCCCACCACCAAGATGAACCTTTTCACCCAAGCAAGCAGCCTCGGACTGGAAATCAGCAAGAAACAGATGTACGACGAACTGGGGCTGGAGTGTCCGGAAAATGAGAAAGACACTATAAAGCGACCGCAAGCATCTTCTTTTCTTCCACAAACAGATGCTATCGAAGAGGAAGAAAAGCGGAACGCTCTCTCTGAAAAGAAATCTCCCGCAAAAAAGAAAGGCGGTTTCAAAAGCTGGTGGAACAGTTTTTTCGTAAAAGCCCCGGAGGCGGGAAACCACGGGGCTCCCTTAGAGTGGTGATAAATGAGCTGTACCGGGACGCGGCGGGAGACAGTGCTTCGTCCGGATTTTCATTCGATGACGAAGTGATGAGACAGGCACTAAAGAACATCTACAGCAAAAGTTTCCATCCGATGACGGACATCGAGGAAAACCTGTTCAACGAAACATGGAAAGCGATGAACGAAGCTACTGACAAAGGATTCGGAATACGCCAGCCTGTTGACCCGGACTATGACTTCTACCAGGAACTGAAACATAACAATGCGGTATTCTCCGCCTTCAAGGTACATCGTGCGCAGAATGACATGGCGGCACAGTTACTGGATTCGGAAGGTAAGCTAAAACCATTTGAACAGTGGTCGAAAGAAGTGCAACCCATTGCCACACATCAGATGGAACACTGGCTAAAGACTGAATACGACACCGCAGTAATCCGCGCCCACCAAGCGGCGGACTGGAGACAGTTTGAACGGGAAAAAGACATTCTCCCGAACCTGAAATGGCTGCCGTCTACCAGCATCTATCCGGGAGCGGACCACAAAATATTTTGGGGAACAGTATTGCCCGTTGACCACCCGTTTTGGAAATCACACCGCCCAGGTGACAGATGGAACTGCAAATGCCCATTGACGTCAACAGACGAACCTTGTACACCAATGGACGGGATTCCGGAAGGCGGCGATGATGACAAGCCGGCTGACGGGCTGAAAGGGAATCCGGGACAAACCGGGGAACTCTTTGACAAGTCGCATCCGTACGTCGAACATGCGTATGACGGGGCGGAAGAAGCGGTGAATAAGTTTCTGGAAACATCCATAGGAACCAACGTTCCAACAGGACTGAATGTACACGAGCAACGCAAGTGGATAGAGAATGTGCATCGTACGGAAGAGAAATTGAAACTGGAGCAAGGCAAACTGATGACATTCGAGGAAGCCAACGGGATGAAAGGGAATCCACATTATAAGGAAGATGTAGGCTATCGGGAGAACTGCCAATCGTGTGTAGTAGCCAATGAATTGCGCAGACGCGGATATAATGTGGAAGCCCAAATACGAATGAAATCGGATTCGAGAAACATCCCCCAGCAATTGTCTTCAAAAACAGAATGGGCATGGATAGACCCGAAGACAGGTGAAAGGCCAAAGAAACTTACAGCAGGCGGTCAGTACTGGGACCGCAATCTGCACAAGGAGAAAGCGAAAAGTGCTGAAATGAAAAAAGAGTTCGACGAACTGACCAAAGAAGCAGGACGGTATCATCTTTCGTTCAACTGGAAAGGAAGAAGCATCGAAGGGCATATCATCACGGCCGAACGTTTCGGAAACGGTGGCTTGAGACTGTACGACCCGCAAATCGGTAAAATAATGGAATGGAAAGACCTAAAAAAGAATATCCGCACCGAATATGGTATCCGTCTTTATCGTGTTGACAATATGCTAATCAACGAAGATATCATTGGCGGAATTGTTCGGGAGGCATCAGAGTGACGACAGTATTTCACTTGTCTCATCAAGCGTACTCCAGCGTGTGGTGGAAGTATCAGAAACTAGAATATACTGGGGATAACCACCACACATGCTCGACGTGGACGACTCAAGGGTGGCAATATATACGGAATACCCGTTCCAGTCCGTTTCATAAAGTGCATGGTCATATTCTTTGCTTTTTGCAAAGTCATTGGCGGCTTTCTGCATGGCGGCAATTCTATCTGCTCTGTCCATTTTCATAATCATCTGAATGTTTAATTACAAAAATACGATTATTAATTATATAAAGCAATGGATATTCAAGAATTTAAGCAGAGACTGCTGCAAAAAGCCGCTGAACTGAATGATTTCCGCCACCGGAAACTTCCTGTTTTGGTAGGCCGCACGGCAAAAGACCATTTTCAGGAAAACTTCCGTCAGGGTGGTTTTGTCGACGGTAGCCTTCATCCCTGGCAGGAAGCCCAAAGACGGAAAAAAGGCGGGAAAAAAGCTTCCAACAAATACGGTACGCTACTTTCCGGAAGAAACCACCTGTTCAGCTCCATCAAATATATTCCGGGAGACTCCTGCGTCACGGTGACAAACGACGTGGAATATGCAACATTACACAATAATGGCGGGCAGATAACCACACACCCGCAAGTAACCTTGAAAATGAGGAAATTCGCATGGGCGCAATATTACCAAGCTGCCGGAATCACCAAAAGGATGAAAGCCGGTGGTAAGAAACGCAAAGCCATTGAAGAGAACCTTCCGGAAGAAGCATTGAAATGGAAAAGGCTTGCGCTGACAACCAAAGAAACACTCGACGTAAAAGCCACAATACCCAAACGCCAGTTTATCGGTGAGAGCCGTGAACTAAATCGGAAAATAGAGAATTTGATAGAAACCAATATCACTAACATTTTAAACAAATAAGAATCATGGAACAACTATTTTACAGCATCCAGCAGCACATCGCTGCCAATATGCCTGTACTGTCCACCATAGACGAAGATTATGGTCAGCTTCAGACAGACGAAGATACCTATCCGGTCACCTTTCCCTGCGTACTAATAAATGCGGAACAAACCGATTGGGAAAGCCTTTCAGGCGGAGTGCAGCGCGGTAAATGCACGGTAGTCATCACTTTGGGAATCGACTGTTACGATGATACCCGGTATGGTAGTGGAACGGAAAAAAAGGCTGTTGAACGCCAACAGATGGCTTCGGAGTTGAACAGATTGCTGCATTGCAAAAGGTTTGAAGGCGCAGTCGGACCTCTTGTCCGGAAGAAGAGCAGGAACTACAGCCTTCCGGGTGGAATCAAAGTATATGAGATGAGATATGAAGTAACAGTAACGGAATAGCTAACTCTTTTCATCGGTTTTGAACAACGCCAATTGCCGTGCTGTAAGTTTCGGCTTGCGTACTTTGGGAACCGGATTCACATCAATGTCTCCCAAACGGTTGCAGTTCTCGCGGATGATAGCCATAATACGGGCTTCACTGATAAAGAACTCATCTTTGGAAAGCAAAGTCAGGGCACGATCGAAACGGAGGTTCTGTACCTCTGTCAGTTCGTAGTAACGCCGGAGCAATTTTTCATCCCTGCGTGATAATAATTCTTTGTTTCTTCCGCGTGGCATAATTTATGAGGATTTGAGTAACACAAAAATACACAGTTTTCCCCGTTAATGCACCATAAACACGCAAGAAACGACACGTTCTGGCAGGAATCGGCCACTTTTGCACCGTCTTTTCGCGAAAGACAGGTAGTTTTTTTATGAACCTCAAACAATGATTAATCACAAGATGAATATTCTGATTTTAATTAATATTTATCCATTTACATATCATTTACATACTGTAAATCAATCATCTCATTGTTTTATAAATAACTATTGCCTATCTTTGTTGTCTAATCTTAAAAATAAAAATATGTTAGTAATTAAATCTACAAAAGAAGGCTATGAGCTTAATCAAGGGATTTCACTGAGATTGTTTGAGCCATCTGGAAACACTGTTGTAAAAGTAGTATGTGAAACTCCTTATTACGGGGAACCGAACCATTTAGAAAACGCTATTTGTAATCACATAAATAGCTTAATGCCTGATGGCTATACAGTAAAAACCAATCATGTGACTCTTGAATCAAGTACTGGAAGTGATATGAAAGGCAAATATGTCGAATCTCTAATGTTTCAGATTTATATCTAATCTCAGTAAAGTCCTGACTACCTATTCAGGACTTTTTCATTTATCGCTTTACTCATTTCTATCTTCGGTTATTCGTTAATCTTATTCCACTCACTCTCCATTATCACATACCCGCACTTATTGCAACTGTGGATGAATGTATTAAATGGAACTGTTGTGTAATCTTCAACTGCCATCTCAATACTGCCACATTCCGGACACTCAATCTTTACTTCGTTGCAACCGGAATAATCCCAAAAGGATAGCTTACCTTTCACGTTCTCAAATGGTTTTTCAAAGAGAATTGGATTAGCCAACACCCAGTTATATACACTTTTATCCGCCCAAATGGATGGGTGGTTTTGCACACAGTCTACAATCTCCACACTGCCGATGATGGAGCCAAAAGGTATATTTGCAAACATGGTTTCTTTAGCTATTGTAGCAAATGCTACCTTTGTCTGCGCATCAGTTAGGTCAACGCTAAACTTTCTACCATGGGAACCGGAAGCATGAATAAGGACACGTCCACGGAAATTTGTTCGCCAACTCCGGTTCTCAATATCCTTGATACCGTGGACTATCAAAGAGGCCCACGGTTGTTTTATTGTTATTGCTTTCATTGTTCCAAACTTTTTTTGTTGCTACTTGTTTAATTAAAAAATAGATTATATGAGAACCAAATTACTACTTACGTTATTCTGCATATCATTATGCCTTAACATTACTTCATGTATGTCGGTGAGGGTTCACCCACATAAGGATAAAACAATTCCTCCAGGACAAATAAAGAAAGTGACAGGCAGTAAGTCTGCGAGATATTATGCTCCGGGGCACAATAAGTAGAATCGTTATTATCTTGTATTACGTTAAATTCCTAACTCTTTACATTCCTCCAACCATTCTTCAATCGGTTCTCCGAACTCCGAAAAATGTTGCTCTTCATTTATACATTTAAGTTCATCGCTTACTGATTGAATAAAGCCATCACTTTCTTTTCTGCAATTTGGGCAATACTCTTCTTCCAAATAATAATACCCGGGCAAATCTCCAATATAAGCTCCGCACGAAACGCAACAACATTGCTCTCTTAAATAGTCTGAATCTTCCTTGCTATCATCCATATCAGCATAATAACGAGGCTTCCATTTTATTTCACTCATATCTATTCTGTTTTACGCTAATTGTTTTAAATAATAATCGCATCTAAATCCCTTACGAGGCGAAAAGTCTACAAAGTCAAATGACTTAAACAGCCACATTTTATTTGCCCACCTTGCAAGGTCCAACTCATATTGTTTAAGCTTTCTTTTATTCGTGAAATCCCGGTAGGGTTGAACAAACGGAGTAATACCTAAACTCCTCAATGTGTTAAGTCGAAACAAATCCTGCTCAATGGTAGAATTGAAACCGACCAAAACATAGCAAGTAATCTTATAAGGTTTCACATACTTGATCATTTCTTTCAGTCGATCAGTCAAATCTATCTGGGGTAAGTCCCAAGCAATGTGAATATTTTGTTTCATCTTCAACTTATTCAGATAAAAAGCCTGTTCTTCGTCCATTATGCGAACATCTACGCCATGTAACTTTATAGGTTGTCCAGTTTTCAAAAGATATCTTACGGCATTTTTCCATTCCGGGTTCGCAAAAAAGTTGTTATCTAACACTTCAATCCACTTTCCTTTCGGGTTCAACTCCACCGGCTCAACAGTCTGAATATATCCCTCTTTCTCACGTACGAGGCAGAACGGGCATTTCCGAATACATCCCCTGCTAAAAAACTGTATGGAAAAAGGATATTGGGGATAAATGGAGTAGTCCATCAATGAACTGTTCTCCACTGATTCAGGAAGTCTGCTTGCAATATTATACCCGGTACCACCTTTTTCGGTTACATCAGCCTGTAATGTCAGATAGTTGAAATCTGGAGTGAAAGTAAACACTTTGCTCGCTAGAACTTTATCATATCTGTTGAAAGGAGTAGCCCATTCTACTTGATCGCCTTTCGCCTTGTGATATGCAGAGACACGCATAAGAGCGAAGTTTGGAAAGTTATG